GGCCGCATGTTGAGAATTAAAGGGTTTTCCGGTTTTCATGCGTCTATTTCCGTCCTATTCCCGTCATCCGATCTTCGGCAGCTTCTCGACACGTGCCCATTCTTCCCGCGCGACGACATGGGCATAGCGCCCAGCCACCCGCGCATCCCGCCAGCGGCCGGTAGCGACCAGCCCTTGCACGTCAGCCCCGCCATAGCGGCGCATCCATGACGCCCAAGTGTGGCAGTAGGTGTGGAAGTTGACCCAGCGGAGCCGATGCGGCGGCGTCTCATAGCCGTCCGGCCGGCGCTCCGGGGCGGCAATCCCGCAAGCCTTCAACGTCGCCCGGCGCAGCAGCCATTTGAGATGCCCGCCCTGATGGAATTTAAACACCCTCCCAGTGCCCCGCAGAGGGGCCAAGGACGCGCGCAAATCCTTCCGGAGCAACACCGTCCTAGGGTCTCCGTTCTTGCTCGTCTTGACCCATGCCAGCCCTTCCTCAAGCCGCATGTCATCCCAAGTCAGCGCCAGCGCCTCGCCCAGCCGGCACCCGGTGTAGAGCAGGAAGTCCAGCAGGGGCCGCAAGTCCGCATGGGCAGCCGCCGCTATGGCGCTGGCGTCCTCCAGAGAGAGGAAGTCCGTTCGGATCTTGCCCTTGGCGCCTTTCGGCCGGCGGATCGCCAGCTTGACCCCCGCGTGTCGCAGCACCGCCTGGACCGGCGTGTAGATCACCCGGTTGCGGGTCGCACCGGTCACGGTCGGCCGAAGTGCAAGCCCTGCCTGGTCGATGGCGTCCTGGTCGATGGCAGACAGCGGCGTCTCGCCAAAGTGGCTGACCAGCGGCCCCATATAGCGCCGCTCGCCACCCTGCTGCATGTAGGACACCGCCGCGCTCAAGAACGTGGGTTCCCCTTGACTAGCTCGAGCCGGCGGATACGAGCCGGTTTCGATGGCTCGCTCGAGCTTGCGAAGCTCGGCGAGAGCGACGGATCGTTTAGAAGCGCCCGTGCTTCGCTCCACGCGGACCCCGAGGTAGGTGCCGCGGATTTCCCACGAGTGCGTTTGCTTGCGCGGCGGCCGGAGGTAGAGGGGCATCGCAGAGCCTCGTCTATGCGGTCAATGTCGGCTTGCGTGAATATCCTAGTCCGTCCTGCCTTGGCGCAGTAAGGGCGCCCATGCTGGTCCTGTGGATAGCGACGGAGCCAATCGCGCAGCCACCGTTCTGACTTGCGGAGCTCGCTGGCTGCCTCGCGGATCGTTAGTCGGCTCATTTTCGGCGCTCCCGCGCTGCGAAGATGAAAGTGCGCATAGCCGCCAGGTCGCCCGACTTGGCGTGCAGCGCGACCGCCACGCCGACCGGGTCGAGGTCGAGGCCGCGCCAGAAGGTCACCTCGCCGATCGTGTGTTGCCGCTCATGGCACTCCCGACACAGTGGCAGCGTCCAGCGGTCCCCGGGCTTTAACGAGGTGCCGCCGCCGGTGCCGAGACGCACGTGAGCCGCTTCGCAGCCGTTGTCGCTATCACACGAGATGCACGGCAACCGGCGGACCAGCGCGAGGTGCCCCGCGGCGATCTCCCGCTTGGGCCGGCGTGGCCGCTTGGCCTCGCGGAATTGCTTGAGCAGGCTGCCGACCGCAGAAACTTTCGACACACGTCCGGCTCTCATGCTCTGCGCTCCGCGAGGGCGTGGGGTCCGTCCACCATTTCGAGAAGCTCGTTCCGCACCGCCTCAGGCGTAGTGCCAGCCGGCATCCATCGGTCAGCGATAACTCGGACTGCATCATCGAAAAACTGGTTAAACGAAGTTTGGTCCATGGCCGAGAACGAAATCGACCGCGGCACATAACAAACCTTGCCATTGGTCGCGTCGATAAATGTGTCAACGCGGCCGGTCGCGAGCTTGATCGCAACGTGTATTTTGTTGAGCGGAACGCCCGCGAACATTGGGCAGTGCATTGAAACAAACTTTACCGCGGCCCAATACAGCCTATGGTGCCGCGGGTTTCTCCGTTGGACTACGCCGCATTCCACGTCGCGGCCGTCCTTCAGCTTGTGCAACAGGTCGGCGCCCTCGTCGTCGACCGGCACCAGACACGGGCGCCCGGCAATGTTGGTTTTCCGCAGGATGACTTCTGTCATGGCGAGAACCAGTGGTTTCGATACAGCTTTGCTCGCGCGGTATGCTCGGCCTCCGCATCACCATTGAGCACGCCGTGCAGCAGACCTTGCAATTCGACATTGGCCGCGCGCAGTTTCAGTACCTCTGCCTCTAGCTGGCGCATGATGATGATCTCGGCGGCCAGTGTCGCGATGCGCTGGTCGCGCTCGTCCAGCGCCACGCGCATGATGTCCATCTCGACGGCCATGTCGGGGCCGGCATCCGGCATTTCATTCTCCTGAATGGTCCCCGAGGCTTCGGCGTGTGGGCGGGGTGCCCTTGGTCCCAAGCCTCGGGGTCGCCGTCCAGACGAGAGCACGGGGCACCGTGTGCCGCCTGAACAACTGGAATGGTGAGGCCCCGGCAGCGGGGGCGACTGGATGCCACCGGAGCCTCGTAGCGGCTTAGGCGTTGAGGTGCCTACGCCGTTTCGCAAATCCCCACAGGGCGAAGCACCCGGCGAGCAGGCCAGGAAGGCCGGCGCCGACGACCGGACCCGGCACCGCCGTTGCCGCAACGTCGATGCGGTAGTGTTCGAAGTCAGTGATGTTGCCGGATGTGACAACCCTGAACGAGTCGATCGTTTCACCGTTGATGGCGCTCAGGGTGAACCCGGACTGAGCACTTGCGCTCAGCGCACCGAGAACGAACGTGAACAGCTTCTGGGTGCCGTTCGCTTCGTCGGCGATCACGAACGCAGTCGCATTTCCGCTGCCCTTGAGCGAGAACACATCGGTTTGCGTCTGCAACACGGTAGTGCCGGCACTGTTGAAGACCTGGACTTTCAGGTCGTTGGTGTCGGCGATTTTGATGTCGTTGCCGTTCGCCGCTCCGGTGAAACCAAGGCAGCCGCCCAAGCAACTGAAGTCAACGAGCCCTTGATGCTGCCCGTTGAAGCTGCCAACTGCAACATTGGTGACACTGTTGAAGCTGTCGAACACTACGTTGTCGCCGGTGCCGGACAGGTGGTTGTCGATGATAACGTCGGCGAAAGCAGGCGAGGCAAGCGCCGCCAGGAGGGCGGTCGTCGCAAGTAAGCTTTTCATGTTTGTATCCTTGTTCACATGTGAAAGGCTCATTCCCTGCACTCGGTGTTTATTTCATGCGGCCCCCCTTTCGTTTCTCGTTTCCGCCGGTCGATCCAGGTCGCCAGCAGATCGCGCGTGATGTGCGCGTTTTCGTAATGATATCCCCAGGCTCCGGGCCGCGTCGCCTCGACCCATTTGAAATATTCGCGCGATAGCTCGCGCAGCGTCATCTCGGCGAACGGCTTGCATTCGATGATCATGCGGCCTCCCGCAGCGGGTAGAGCCTGCGAAGATCGTCCAGCTTGCGCTCGAGCTCGCCGAGAAAGTCGATCACGTCCTTTTCCAGGGCGGAGATCAATTCATTGTCGCGGTGGATGCGCACGACGAGCAATTGCATGTGCGCCGGCATCCTCGGGTCAAATGAAACCCAATCCGTCCACTGGCGACCCGTGCAGGCCATTTGCCATTGGCACTGAAACCGGTATTTCTGCGGCACAGAGTTAGCGAGCAGATAGTCCAGATGTGTCGCGCTCTGCGGGCACTTTGCTTCGATCAGTCCATCGTCGCCGATCAGTCCGTCTGGACTCGCATGCGTTCCCTCAATGATCGGATGGCGCACTAGTCCGATATCCACGATATCGTTGTCGGTGCGGAAGGAGTAAGCGAGTTTCGCCTCTGGTTCGTTCGCGACGCCCCAGCGCATCGCGTCATTCATGAATGACTCGGCAGGAACGCCGGTCAGTCGTTCAACAATTAGTGTGGCCATCACGTTGGCGCGCGACGACCCCCAGCCGGTTTTCGTCTTGGCGAGAGCTTCGGCGACTTGCGATGCGCCAAGGCTCCCGCACCGGGCCAGCTTCCAAGCCTCAGAGCCCTGAATAAGTTCGATCACGCTTTCGCCCCCTTGGCATTGAGTGCGCTAACCGCCTCGTCGAAACGCTTGGCGGGTATTTCAGCGAGCGACGGCACCTTGAGGTACGCGCAGAACCGCATCTTGTCGGCGCCGACCTCGTCGCAGAGGTGGATCAGCTCGGCGAGTTGCTTGGGCGAGATCGCGCCGCCGTTGCCGGACGCGGCGCCGTCATCGTCCGCGCTTGCCGCGAGCCCGAGCGCCGCCTTGAGCGAATAGCGCTGTAAATATGTGAGCGCCGAACCGAGTGCCTGTATCGCGTTCTTCGAGCCCGACGTGTCGGCGTTGGCACAGAGGGTATTTTCCTCGGCGTGACCTTCTGCATGGAATATGATGCAGGTCACGCTGATGACGTTGTTTTCCGTGTGGGTGCGGAAGCGATAGCCGAGCCCGTGCTTGGACAGGATCGGGTCTACCGCCCGTGCGATCGCAGCCATGTCCTCGTATTTGTACTGCGTGCGGCCGTTGCCGGCATTCATCTCGCGGTTTTTGATGATGACCGGTATCTCGGCTTT